TGTTTGTGCCATTAGTAATTTGTATATAATTGAGATGTAATCATTTCTTGTAATGATGTCCAACTTGTTAGTGTTTCTAATTGTGCGTCTGTTAATGCTGAATCAAAGTATTGTAGTTCTCTAGTTTTTCCGTAGAATTGTAAACTGTTCATTCTTTGGAAAGATAAATCGCTAATATAATTTGCTGTTGGTACAGTACCACTTGAGTCAGTTGCAACTTCAAAACCATTTACCCAAAAAGCAAAATCATTTTCTTTGTATTTTAAAATAATTTTGTTAAAATCTAAAACGCTATTTACTGTATAAGTTATACTCATTTGTAAAACATAACTAATATCAACTAAAATTCTAATTTGATTTGTTGTTGTAGTAAATGCTAATGAAATATTTGTTGCATCTGTAACTCCATTAGTTAAAGAAATAAATCTATTAGTTCCATCATTAGCCAAAGCAGCTATTTCTGCCATCAAAACACCTTCAGTAGAGTTAAACGTAGCTGCATTTCCAGAGCCAGTAGCAGTTTCTGCTGCTCTTGTAATTGCTGTTCCATTAGTAGGAATGTAGCTTGTTGGGTAAGTGCCTTCTTCGAACTGTGCGCCCCATACATACATAGTTTCTCCATTACCAGTAAAACTTTGTTGACCATTTGCGTCAAATAAATAAAGAGCTGGTTGTGTTTGACCAACAGTAGCTGTTAAACTGTAACCTACTCTAAACCAACCATCGTTGTATTCTTTAATGAATGGATTTAATGTCGAGCCAGTATTTGCTGAAACAGTAACTGCATCTAAATCAAAAGATATATTACTAGTACTATAGCCATCTGACATACTTGCTAAAGAAGTATTTTCACCTTTTTTTAAAAACATACTAAAAGTGTAAGTGCCATTTGATATAGCAGCTAAATCATCATATAAAGGATGACCACCAGTTCCAGTAGCTTCTATTTTAGTTGCGTTTAATGTGCCATCTGGACTTACAAGACTATTAGAAGTTCTGTTTAAATTAGCTGCTGACCAACCACTTCCAGAAATGAAATATTGCGATTGTGGAAATAAATTAGTCCTAGCTGGTTCTAAAAGGTAATGAGGACAATTAACTACTTTACCATTTAATAAGTCGTAGTTTAGTCTTGATTTGCCTATTTGTTCTTGCAATGATAATGTTGTAAACGTTGTCGTGCCAAGAGAATTGTTTGTTAAAAATAAATTAGTACCATTTGCTTGAAAATAAAATGTTTCTGAAAATGCACCACTAGATACGCTTTTATAGTTTTGAGTCTCTGGAAAATCAGAAACAGAAGCACCATTTGTGGAAGTTGTATTTCCAGCAATAACCATTTTATAAGTTTTTCCACTTACTAAAATAGATTTATAAATACCAGAATTATTGTAACCAGTAAAAGAATTTAATGTTGAAGTTGCTCCACTATATAATACCCAACCACTTGTAAAATCATATCCACTTAATAAATCACTTCCGAACAATTCTGAAGTTTCTATAAATCCAGTTGGTGCTATTCTAGTAGCAGAACTATTACGAGTAAAGTCAAAGTCTCCTACTCCATCTGATGGGAGTACAGAATAAAACTTGCTTCCTTGTGCTGCTGGTATTAATGCTAATTTTGGTTTTGCCATTGTTTAATTTTTTATACGTCTAATATTTGTGTTTCGTGAATCCAGTCAGCTATGCATTTTACTGCTTCTACTTCTTGTCTTTCATTCATAGCAAATTGACTTCCAAAAAAGTCTGGTTTACCAATAACTGAAGGAGCTGTTTGTATAGCGTTTCCCCACCAAGTATAATTGTAGTATAATCCCCAAGTTCCAGTATTCATTACTTCTTTGTTTTATAGTTATAATTTATTTCTATGTCTAGTGTGTTCGTTTGTGTCCACATTTTTTTTTCTTTCTAAATATTGCTTTAATTTAACAATATATTTTTCTTTAATTTTATATATCATAAAGCCCAACCACCAAAATCAGCTCCACTTTGATCAGGATAAAAATCATCCTCTGTGTTTGCATTATACTCTGGATATGTATCTTGATTATATACCATGAAATTTGTAAAATTATTAGTATAAAATTGAGCAATATCTCTATATTTATTTGTCAAATAATCAACTTCTTCTTTGCTTACGCTTTCACTTGATTCGCTTATGTGTTTATATACTCCACCATTAGCAACTGTATAAGCAGCAAAAGGCATGTAATAAACTAAAGCCCAATAAATAGTCATTGGTTTAACATAGGTTTCTAAAAGCGTTTTATAAGCTGAATTTGCTGGATCATTTATAGTTCCAGCTATAATCAAATCTTGCAATTTTTGATAAAGTTTAGTTCCTAAATATATCTGTACCTCTGTGTCCATTGATATTTCTATCATGTAAACAAATTTATCAGGATCAATATTTCCTGAAAGAACAGAGTATCTTTTAAGATCTTTAGTTGTTACAAATAATGCTGTTGCCATTCTTTTCTTATTTTACGCCTGGATAATGTCCTTCATTTGGCATATCTATCGGAGCAATTTGGCTCTCTCTAGTTCCCCACGGATTCTTTTGATATGTTTTAGGTATTTTTCCTGTTTTTATATAATCTTTTAACTCTTTGCTAGGCTCTGTATTTGTTCTTAAACGATATAAGACTTGTTTCCAAGCATGGCGACAGTAAACTCCGCCCTTAAATTTAAAAAGATCGTAAGGCTTGCCATCATGCCCTAGTTGTTTGTTTACTCCATCTCTACTAGCTCTATCAATATCTTCTAGCCTATATACTACGTTTTTATCTGATAGCTTCATCATGTTATCGCAAAAAGTTCTAGACTTATTTCCTATTATGTTTGGCTTTTGAGATTTCTTGAAATACTTATATCTGATTTTATAATTTTTAGAATCTAAATAAGAAAAACCATTAGGATCAGCAAATATTTCATCTTTGAGTTTAGTAAACATTGATTTCTTTTCTACTATCGAAGCAGAAGCCCATTCCTCATTAGATACATTTTCCTCGCAATATTCTCTAGAATCAACTTCTTCCCATTCTTCGCTCATTACTTCCCCTTTGAGATGTTCTAATAAAATCTCTCCTTGTTCTTGCGTAAGCTCTGGTTGTTTAGCTAATTCAACTCCTGTTTCTTCTTCAACTACATCTTCATCAACTCCTTCTAATTGATCTAAATCATTAAATGATAAAGGTTTTAAAGTTTTAAAATATAATTCTAAAGAAATGTCATTAATCGCTAATATTTCATCCATGCAATCTATTATCTCATCTTGATAGCATTTTATTACTACATTATCAAATAATAAAGTTGCAGTTTCTATTTCATCAGCATTATTTCCTAAACCATCATTTCCATCTCTCACGCCTAACAGCATTGGAGAGGTAACTCTATGACCAACTATCAATTTTCTGAAACACTCGTTTGAAAGGTACTCATAATGGCTAGGAGCATCATTTAAAGGAATATCATCAACAGTTGTTTTTGATTCTTGATTTTGATTAAATGCTACAATTACTTTTTCTCCTCTAGCTCCAGTTAATTTGTTTAGAACATCAGATTTAACTTGCATCATCTTTTCAGGATCTGGAATTCCGTTGTTAAAGTTCACTACTTTTGTTCCTGAAAAACCATTAATACAATCATTAATTAAATAATCTCCAATCTCGTTTTCTAGTTTAGCATAAGGCAATGCCCCAGCATAATCTGGGCAATTGTAATAATAATGTCCTGGAGTATAAGGAGAAAGAACATAAAGCTCTACGCCTTTTTTATTTCCAAATCCAAATGCTGGAATTCTTTCAGGCTTTTCTGTTGGTTTTATATTAGCCCAATCATTTGAGTAATACCAACCTTCTATTTCTCCTTCATCATTGCATTTTTCTGCTCTTAATGTTTCCATTGGAAAATGATGCACCTGACTTACTCTGCCTTTATCATAAACAACTTGAAAACAAGCCATTCCCAATATTTTGAAATCTTTTACAAATCTTCTTAAATCTTTCTTTTTAAATAAAGAAATCATTTGAGCATACTGTTCTGGTCTTCTAGATGCATCTAAAGCTGCTATTCCTCTGCCATAAATCATATTTGTAACGCCATTTATAATAGCATTGTTAGAAGTAGAGTTTATGTAAAGATCTATTAAGTAATTAAAATAGTCATTATCTATGCCATATTGCACCCAATCCTTGTGTTTAACCTCTGTTATGACTGGAGAGGTATATGCGCTTAAATTAGCTATAAATATATTTTTATCTATCATAATAGTATGTATTCATTTGTTGTTTCGTGTTCTGTAAATTGACCATCATTAATTGAATATGTGCTTAATGTTTGATCAGTACAAAAGATTATATCTCTATATATAATACTAGATCCATTTAAAACTTCTAATGTATAAAAAGTTCCTTCTTTTAAAACTGGATTAAACGTAACAGATGTTTGCAAATAATATTTTGTTTTAGTAAAAGTAGGATTATAAGTAACCGAAGTATTTTGATCTTCATCTGTCAAAATAAGGCTAGTTGCTGCATATTCTCTAGGAATAAACTTAAATGTTTGAGCAGTAGCATCAGTCTTTAAAATTATCATTATACTTTTCTTTATTTAAAAACCGATTTATTGCTTTTTTGTTTTATAATCAAAAAAAAAAGGAGAACAAAAATTGCTCTCCTTAATTCTTCAATGTAAAAAACTAATTAAGTTCCTACAACTACAACTGTATTAGTAGTATCTCCTATGATAGTTGGATCAATAAAATTAGCTGGCGATTTCTCTGTTCCAGTAATAGTTAAATTATACCCATTAAGATCGCCCATTGCTTGCCCAGTAGCAGTATTTACCTGCACTTCGCAACCATTTTCAATTCCAGCTAAAAAGTAATTTCCGTTGTAGTCTTGAAAAATGATTTGCGGTCTTCCATAAGAAAGCAATTTCATTTGTGCAGTAGTAGTTTTATCTTGTTTTTTAAGAACAACTGTTCCTGTTTGCGTAAAGAAACTCGTTCCGTTTTCTCTTGAATTTTCGTTAGTTTGCTCAAAACCATTCGCTCCTTTAAGATCGAATTTGTAAAAAGTTAATGGAGAAGCAAAAGCAGTTATTTCGCTAGTTGCATCAAAAGTAGCTGTATCTAATAATCCGCTTGTATATGCTCCATTTATGTAGATAGCTATAATGCCGCCTACTGAATCTTTACATGGTTCTAAACGCCCTAAATTAACGTCGCATGCCATAAGTTTATATATTTATAAGTTAATAATATAAAGGGAGCTTTTACGCTCCCCTTATTTAGTTTAATTATCCTGCGTAGTAAACTACATCAGCTCCTACTCCGATAGCAGCGGCAGCCGTGAACCTCATAACAAGTCTCACATTTTGACTTCCATCGATAGGTGTCATGTCAATTACTCTTACTTCATTGTAATCGTTAAGTAATCCAGTTGCAAAGAAAAGGTTACTAGATTCAGCAGCCATCATTGTATTATCTGACATTCCTCTAGCTACAAAGATTGGAATACCTCCGAAAGATAAACTTCCGTTGTTATACCATTGTGTACCTTTGTTATCAGAACCAGCAGCTCCAATAGTAGCAGTAAATCCACCTAAAGCTCTGATGTATAATTTAGCAGCTTTGTTAGATACATATAATTTTAAATCTTCTTTTCCGAAAAGTGAATTTGGAATTAAATCCACAACTCTTTGCATTTCATCAATGATGTTAGCAGCAGTTAAAGCAATTGGCGAAGATACATCTAATACTGTTGCATCAGCAGCAGCAAGAGTTTCTAATCCGTTGTATTCTCCAGCTTGCGCTCCACCTAAATTACCAGTCCAGATATTAGTTTCGTTAGCAGCAGCTACTTTAGATGCTACGTGCCCTACTAAATAATCAGCGAATGATGATGGTAATCCATTTGGATTAAAGGCAGAGTAGCCCATCTGAATAGATTCCCATGTGTTGATAAAATCAGACTTACATAATTGTAAGTTCACTTGGAATTCTTCTGGTTGAATAACTACTTCAGTTAAATCAACATTTGAAGAAGCAGTAAAATCACAAGTTCCATCTGCGATTAAGCTTCCAGTTTCAATTCTTTGGATTACTGATTTAAATTTTACGTTTGGCATAACTTCTACACCACCGTCTTCAATTGTACTTGCGCTTAAAAGTGCAGCGCTAATGTACTTGCCAGCGAATTCTCCAGCGTATGTGCTAGTGATATTTACTGTTGTTGCTAGATCAATTTTATTTGACATAATTTTTGGTTTTTATTTATTTTAATTGTTATTGAATAATTTTTTAAATACTCTGTCTTGAGTGCTCATTGGTTTGTTTTGAGCATAAAGATTCATTTCTACTTTATTTTTTGCTTCAGGATTATGCTTGAAAGGTTTTACTTCTTCAGATAATTCAACTTCCTTAACTTCTTCCTTAACTTGTTCGGATAATTCTTCTTTTGATTCTTTTTTAGAATCTTCTTCCATGTATTCTTTATCCTCTCCCATTTTAGATTTTAAATCTGCAATTGCATCTTCTAGGTTTTTGATACGCTTTTCCATACCAGCCCAATCTTCAACATCTGCTTCTTTGCCATCATCTTCTGCTTCTATTTCATCTATTTCTTTATCCTCTACTTCCATTTCTTCTTCCTCTTTCAATTCTTCTTTTACCTCATCAATGATTCCTTCTTCAACTACGCAAACATATTTACCATCTTCAGTTAAATAGTCGCCTGCTGGCACAGGAATTCTTTGATCATCTTCAGATACGATAAAAACTTCGCTTCCTTTTTCAAATTTATCAGCTTCAAAACGTGTTCCGTTTTCAAGTTTCATTTCTTCTAGTTTTATTTCCATTCCTAAAAGAACTTTTACTTTGTTTAGAGTACTCTCTGCTTTCATATTAAATTAATTTATATTATTAAAACCTTTTTTTATTTAAACTGTTGTAAATTCGTTATTAAGCCTTCTTTTGTATAATAAACCATTCAACTCCATCTGACCATACTTGTACACCTTCAAATGATTTGTTTATTATATAAGGAGCAGTATCACCATCTAATTCATCTCCACCAATAGGAGTTAATTTTGCTCTTGTTGCACCATCAAATCCCCCATTAGATATAAATCTCATTACTCTATTTTGATTACTTGCAGCACTAGGTAAATTTAAAGTCATTGTACCATCAGAACCAGACCAAGTAAGTCTAATTAGTTCACTTGTTTCATAAGTAGAATCTGAAAGGTTTACAGTTTGTCCACTTGATACTGTAACAGATGTAGGTACAATATAATTTAGTATGTTTTGGACTGTTGATTGTTTAGTTGTGTTGCTTTGTACTACTACAATAGCTTCATCGCCTTGTAAAGCTGTTGATGTTGGTAATTGTGATATTTTTAAATTTGCCATTATGTTATTATATTAGAATTATTTTC